TTACCATCTATATCCACCATATCTTACATTGGAAGATTTTTTTCTCCTTACTCCACTTTCTTTCTGATAAGCATAAAATTCTCTATCAGCCTTTGCTCTCCTAGCCGCTATATCTTTTATTGTTAATTCTGTAAGCTCTTTTGGTGTCATAAACTAACTCTCCTTTTCTCTTTTCTCGATTTCCTCTATACGTGATGCTTTGCATTTTAAATCTTTATACACTGTAGATTTTGAATGCATGAATGTTTTTGTAAGAATTTATAATAGATTTAGTTTCTACTGTAAATTCTGCTACTTCCTTTACCCTATTTTTTGCATAATCCTTCATTTTTATTACTCCATCTCTTTAAATTAATAATTATTTGATAATAAGAGTTCAAAACTACATTGCTATTTGCTCTTATTCTCTATTTGTTAATTAATACAAAACCGTACTTCCTATATACCCATTTTAATGGTCTATAAAATACTCCTTTATGAGAATTTATTTATATAACTGTTGCTTAAATTAAACCTACACACAATAATCTTTGAGTACGCATACTTAATTCTTATTAAATTACTAATTTTTCTTTTAAATTCATAATTTATTTTCTTTAGCGCATATTTTAGTTAAATGTAAACAAAATATAATCAAGTGAGGTGTTTATTATGAAAATGAAAACTTTTCTTATAGCTTTTTTAATATCTACAATTGCTTTCACACAAATTCCCAAAGCAATTTTTACATCAAATATTTATAAACAAGGTATATATGACATTTCTGAAGTATTGGAATTTAATGCTACAGCTAAGCTTTTGACTCCACGTAATGTTACAAGCTTATCCATAACTGATTCTAATGGAAATCAAAAATTCTATAAACGATTTGATACAATAGACGAAATTATAAACTTAGGCACTATTAAAGAAGGTGATATTATTTCTATCATAGGTAAGGGAGAAATAGCTATTACTCGTACTGAATAATTATTTAGCATTAATTTAGTGAGTTTATTACATAATACTAAATTAACATTTTAAGAACATCATTTATGAATACATCAAATGATTTACATTAAATTCAAAGATATTGGATAAAATATCTTTGAGGTGATTTAAGTGAAATGTAATATTGGCAGAACCGAGCAAATTATTAGAATTGTAATCGGCATATCAATTGTTCTTATAGGTTTGTACTTCAGAAACTGGTGGGGTATTATTGGCCTCGTACCGATAATAACAGGCTCGATTCGTTATTGCCCTATTAGCGACATCTTAGGGATTTCAACTTGCGATATTAAAAAAAATCAATAGTTCTCGCACCTATGGCCTTACAATCTAAGGCCATTTTGTAGTTTGCTCATTAAAAAAATCGCAAATTCAATCTTGAACAATGCGATTTTACAATTTGTTATTTATTTTTGTTGATTTATAGCTTAAGAATATTCAGAACTGGAACTAATTTAAAAATCTAAAACCTTTGTTATTTTCACTGCATCATTCATTAATAATTTCACCTCTTTCAAACCTAAGAGAATCAAGAACTTTTAAAGTATGAAAACTTATTTGATGAGTAGGATATTTTAATTTTGCTAGTTCCCAAAATACTCATTATTAAACTCTAAATTCTTTATCATAACACTAATTGCTTCCAAACATAAATGAGCCTAATCATAAATTTATATAAAAAAATACCCACATCCATAGATCCTAAAATCTATAAATGTGAGTATTTATATAAGTTAATTACTTAGCTTCAAATGAACAGTCATCTAGACTATTTATTCATTCCTTCTTCAACAGCAACAGCTACTGCAACTGTACATCCTACCATTGGGTTATTACCCATTCAAAAGGTGTAAAATAATATTTGCATTTAAAATACTTATATAACATTGTAACATACTGATTTTACTGAGTTTTCAGCTATTGTGTAAAATTTATTAACACTAATTTACTTTTATTATTATTTTGAAAAACTTATTTAGCGTTGACAAATCGTTGACAAAAAATAAAAATAGTAAAGTATACATTTAATAATACCTAAATACTTAGAAAAGAAGATAAATATGTATTTTGAATGGGAATATGAAGTGACTCCAGAAGTTTCAAAGCTAGTGACAGAAGTGTTATTAGATTTATACGATGAATCTAAGGATAATGAAAAAATATTTTCTAAAGATAAAGACCAAGATAAATAATCTTGGTCTTTATCCCTGTTACAAAACAATTACTATCTTTTATTAAAATTTAATTATCATTGATTATCTCCAAGTACCTTATTTAAATATTCTTCAAAATATTCTTTATCTTCATCACCAATCCAGTAATGCATCATCAATATTTCTAAGTATTGTTTCTTTCCTTTTATAAAAGGCTTATTAGAAATTTTGGGATAAAGTAAATCTATATTAAATAAATTGCGTTTCTTTTTATAATCATATTCATAATGCCATTCATCACTATATGAATTATTTTTAATCTTCTTTTTATATGTTCTTGGCCACTTATCCTCTTCATTTAAAAATTTATTCATATATCCATATACAAATACAATTACATTAACACCATAGGTTTCTTTTGTATCCCTTATCCATTTTGTAATTTTATCTGAAAAATAAGGTATCTCAATTTCTTCATTGCTCTCTAGTCTATGATAATCTTTAATAAATTGAAATAATTTTTCTGTGTCACTTTTTAAATATGGATATTTTTTTACTAACTTTGAATAACATTCATAAGATTCATTTCTAAATTCAGCATCTGTATTATACAGTAAAAAAAGTTCATTCTTTTCAAGTACATGCCTAATAATAATGTTCATATTATTCTCATGCTTATTAAAAATACTGATAAGCCATTCTTGAACTTCTTCGTTATAATTGCTTACATATTTTCGATACTTTTCAATCTTCTCATTATTAAGCACAGTTCCATCATCTATGTTATTAATTTCAATATAATTATTATAATATTCAAATATATAGTCAATACAACTCTTTATATTCTCTATTCTTTTTTTCTTATCAAACTCATTTAGATTATCTTCATGTTTCCTTTTGGAAATATATTCTTCAATAGTAAACATATATTTTTCTCCTTAAATAATACTACTAAATTTTAATATCTCTAAGTTTGGTTGTTTTTTTATTGCACTCATATCTACTATATTGTTGACTATTAATTTCCAAATAGCCTGCAAAATTTTTTTCAGACTTATAGCCATTTTTTAATCTTATCTCTAAAATCCTATTCTTTATTGCCACTAATACCACCTCAGAATAATTTTACCATATAGTGTTAATGATTTCTATAAAGTGATAATATTAGTTATAATTGACATAAATATACTTAAATGAAATAATTAATATAATATATTTACAAGGATATAGGCTATGAAAAACATAAAATATAATAAAAAATTAGACTTGGTAATTTTAAAATTTATAAAAGATATGGAATACAATTTATAATAATAAATTGTATTTAATTAAGTCATATTAGAAAAAATTCCAAGTACATCTAATATCCCATATCCCCATTCTGGATTAGGATATGTATCACCTGGTCTTTTTTTAGTACCTCTAGTCAAATAAGTCTTTATTGTTTGAGAATACATATATGGATCATTTCCTTCTACTATTCCCCATTCAAATAATATTGCACATGTTCCAGCTACAACTGCTGCTGCAACGCTTGTACCATTTACTATTTTAGTTTCATTATTAGGAGCTACAGCTAATGCATTTACACCACCTGCTGCAATATCAACTCTATCAATATAATCATTTAAAAATGACATTCCTGAATAATTTACTATGTTGTTATTATTTTGATTATAAGCTGCTACTGTAATTATCGAAGTTGCTCCACCTGGAGTGGTAAATGTTCCAAAAGGATCAGAAGGACTTAAAGATGTATCTCCTATAGATAATCCATACTGTGGTATCCATATGTCATATGCTCCATCCAATACCATATTAGCTATTAATTTTATCTTCCATATTCCTGGTTGTAAATCAAAAAAATCTATACGTATTAATTCATCTCCTGTATTTTCTTCTGGAATATAAAAATCAACTTTTATTGATGTTTTTTCAAAAATAAAATTATAATCTTCACTAAGATTTATTATTGCTGGAATTACGCCTGTATTTTCTCCTGATGGTGAAACTATATCAACGGTCATTACATTGGGTGGAGCTACCCAAATTTCTGCCCATAAATATTTCTGTTCTGGGGATACATTCAATTCTATGTTTCTTGCTTCACCTACCTTCAATATAGATCCAGATGCATGACCTCCCCTATCTCTTTCATTTCCTGCACCTGTTACTACAACTATGCCTCTACTATTAGAAATTGACTCTATATACTCTGGCAAAATACCATTTCCTCTATGGTTTCCAGAGTTACTTCCAAGTGGAAGGTATATGACCATTGGCACAGAATTATTTAATGCATATTCATATAAAAACTCTAATGCAGAAAATATTGAAGTAATATTATATATTGGTATTTTAGCATCAAATGCAGCTTTATTGGAATAATCTTCTATGAGCTTTACAATTGCAAACTTACAATCTGGTGCAACTCCTTTAAGTTCTGGATTTTTACCAGTAGCGCCTATTATGCCACTCATACTAGTACCATGCCCAAATTCATCTATACTTGGTACAATTTCATAAGGAGATTTTCCTTCATTATAATTTTTTATTGCTTCATTTATTTTTTCTTTTGTATATAAAGCTCCATATGGTATAAGCTCAATCTCACCATCTTTATCTGATGTTATTGTCTGATCCCATATACAGTCTATTCTAGTATCTCCCTGCAAAGTCATAAATTCATCACTTAAATAATCAATTCCAGTATCAATAATACCAACAACCACTCCTTTTCCGGTTAATTGAAGTGGTAGATTTATTTGTACATTCCTTACTTGTGATGCTTCTATAGGGCTAATTTCTTCAAGGGTATAAGTTTCAGTTCCTTTTATATACACTATATCCGAAAATAATGGGTCATCAACATTAATTTTTTTCCCTTTTTGGGTTGAAATTATAGCATACTTGTCATTAATTATTGCTATATAATATCCTTCCTTTTGCAATGCTTCATCATTTATTTTTCCTTGATATTGAACAATATAGTGTTTATAATCTGTATTATGAAAGATATCTCTAGGCATATTGGACTTATATCTTAGCATCTGGCATCATCTCCTTTGGAATCCTTAGAAATAATTTATCAGCTTGATATTGAATAAAGTTGTCATTTCTAAAATTCATATTCTCTCTAGTTTGTATATATTTTCTACTTATAATATTAAATGTCCCTAATATGTCAAAGCTTCCATACCCAGTTTCTCTGTTTGGATATACAAGTTCAGGCTTTCTATATGCACCATATACTAAATAACTCCTAATTTTTGTTGAATACATAGTAGTATCATTTCCATCAACAATTCCCCATTGCAAAAGTAATGCACATACTCCAGCAACCACAGCTGTAGCAGCTGAACTTCCTGATACAACAGTAGTTTCTCCTAATGCCTTTGTTGTTAAAATGTTTATACCAACCGTAGCAATATCAGGATTAATTAAACCATTAGTATTAAATCCTTTTCCTGAAGTTGCAATTAAAGACTCATTAACTAATCCATGATAAGAAACTGTAATAATTTTTCTTGCAGTTGATGGAATTGTTAATGTACTAAATGGATCAGGTTCTAAAAACTTTGTATTTTCTGGCAATGTAACTTTAGGTTGAAGCCAAGCATTATACTCGCCACCACTTATATAATCTCCTCTTAAAGCAAATTTCCAAATTCCAGGGTTTATATCTTCAAAAATCACTTGAATAACTTCGTGACCTGAAAAATCTTCTAGCATATAATAATTGATTTTTAATTTAGCATTTGAAAAGACAAAATTAATTTCTTCTTTTTTATTTCTTTTAGCTTGAATAAAACTACTTTCTTCTCCAGTAGGTGAAATAACATTGAGAGACATTTTATTTGGCCTTTTAACCCATATATTAAAAGAGAAATTTTTCATTTCCCTGGGTATGTTTAATTCAATACTATCTGTTTCACCTACATTTTCAATAGTTCCTGATGCATGACCTTCTGCTGCTCCTTCATTACCAACTCCTGCAACTAAGGCGATTCCCCTTATGCTTGCTATAGAAGTCAAATATTTTGAAATCAAATTATTACCGTCATGACTTCCTTCTGTTGCACCAATACCTAAATAAATAACTATAGGTTTGTTCATACTTATTGAATAGTTTTTTAAATACTCTATTCCTGCTACAATTTCGGCAGAGTTATATATCGGTGTGTATTTTACATTGTTTGACTGTAAAATTTTTTGAAAATTTAAAGATTCTAAGAGTTTTACAATTACAAATTCACAATCATTTGCAACTCCTTGAAATTCCCCATTATACCCCCTAGCTCCAATTATTCCAGCCATTTCAGTTCCATGATTTATATCGTCTTTTGATGGAACAATGGAATAGGGATCTTGATTATTTTTATATGCATTTATTGCTTTATTTATTTCTTCATTAGAATAAATATTTCCTAAATAAACTGATTCTGCTTTAACGTCCTGTATCGTCTGATCCCATATTGCAGCTATTCTTGATGTTCCATCCTCTCTAATAAATTCATTGTTTAAATAATCTATTCCTGTATCTACAATTCCTACAAGTACACCCTTTCCTGTTAAATTTAAATATGGATTTTTTTTAATTGCTAATATCTGATCAATTGAATTAGGAGAAATATCTTGCAATACAGACATACTTCTAAAATCAATAAACTTAATTGATGGAACATCTATCAATACTTGATCTAAATATTCATAAGGTAATGATATGACTCCTATAGTATTTGTTAATATATCTCCACAAGCGTAGGATACATTATCTATTTCATTTTTAAAATTTCCTCTATATTCAACTAAAAAATTAGCTGAATCTGCAGAATAATATCCTGGACATAATCTTGAGTTCATCTTATTAAAGCTCCTATATTACTTATAATTATTTTTATGCAATGTTCATCATAAAAATCTCTGTATAGGGTTATTTTTAAATTTAATTTTTTAGAAACTTTATATAATGCCTCTAAATTAGGTTGTTTTTTATTAGATATCATATATTTAAAATAGAATATAATGCAAAAAAATATAACTTAAGAGAATATATAATTCCCCTTAAGTTATATTTTTGGATTGTGAACTATAAAAATTTAATAAAATTGTAACATAGAAATTAATTATCTAACATGTTATAATATATTCAATGTATTATAAATTTATTCCTAATTACAATATTTACATTATAAATACTACAAATAAAAAAGTAAGTGGCATATAGACTTGATCTACATGTTACTTACTTTTTTGTTCAGTAATAAAATTATTTATATACTACTATAAATTTTTTCTTCTATGCGTTTAGTTAACTTATATAAATGGGATTTCATGACAATTAATACAATCTTTAACTAACAATCATTATACTATTAATATACTAATTATTAATAATAATGTTCCTTAAATATTATTTCTAAATTATATGTACTAAAAAAGTAGTAGTATATAAAACTTTGATACACTACTACTACTTTTTTATTTTTCGGGATATTAATTGTAAGGTTCATCTACATCATGAGTAAAATGTATATATCATAAATATATGAATTAATCTATTTTTATATTCCTTGTTTTTAGTTATACGTTTATAAAGTTCTTCTATTCTCCTAGGTTATTTCTATATATGATTATAATATAAAAAGAAAGGGTAGCAAATAAGATTTCTCCTATCTGCTACCCTTCGTTTTCTAATTTTATGTGTAATTTAGATACATATATATACAATTATTACTATTATATTTAACTTTCCTCTATACTAAATGATATAATTGTTTTATCTTTATTACCATGTACTGATCTTATTATTGATTTTCTCTTATTTGTATATTTATTAAATCAGTATTATCTTTATAAATATACCCATATACTTTTGAAGTAGATGTAAAACCAAATATCTTACAAATTTCTTTTACTGTTGGTGATATTTTTTCTTTTTCTATGTATTCCCTAATAACATCGAATATTTCCTTTTGTCTTCTTGTTAACATAATTTTTCCCCTTTATCTGACTTTATATTTCCATATATGTTTATAATATCTAAATTATAACATAAAAAGAACAGTATATATAATTTAATATATACTGTTCTTTTTTATGCTTTCTAATTTTATGTGTACTCTAGACACACATATTATAGCATAAATACAAAAAGTATAACTTAAGATCATATTAAAACTATCTCTTAAGTTATATTTTTTGCTAATAGATTTTATATAATTGTTCATTTATATTATTTTTTAAACTATATAATATCAATAAAAAGTAAAATTATATATAAATTGTCTATTATGTGTGTTATAATATATTTAATATATGAAATTTTCTCCTATTATCTCTGACTTTTATATAACATAAATAAAGGTTAGTGGCATGTATATTAAACTTATACGCCACTAACTTTTTTGTTCAATGGTAAAATTATTGATATACTACTATAAATTTTTACTTCTATGCTTTGGGGCAATTTATAGTTATTAAAATTACAACAAGTAGGATTTTATGTCAACTAATACATTCTTTAACCAGCAACCATTATATTAGTAATATATTCATTATTAATACTAATGTTCCTTAATATTATTTCTAAATTATATGTACTAAAAAAGTAGTAGTATCTAAAATTTTGATACACTACTACTTTTTTATTGTTCAGGATACATTATAAAGTTCACTACATGACAAATGAAATTTATATACAATAAATATATGAATTAATCTATTTTTATATTCCCTATTTTTATAAATTACCTGTATAATCTGCATTTAAAAACATATCTGCTTCTTTGGTTCTACGCCTATAGAGTCCTTCTATTCTTTTACCGCCCCCATTAGACCAAGCTTGAAAGTTAGAATTAATAGTATCTTTATCTCTTATTCCACTACATACATTTCTATATAATGTTGAACCTAAAAGACCTACTGTCCCACAATTATATGCAAAACTTACTAATGCATCAAACTCATGTTGCTTTAAAGTTATTTTTTTAGAATCTAAATCATCTTTTATAACCTTAGCATATTTATTATTAACAACTTTTTTTAATAATGCAGCTGCTTCAGGTTCAGAAATTTGTTCTGGAAGATTTTTTATTTCATCTCCTGTTAATCCGTAACCTTGTGTTAAAACGCCAACACAATCATAATATTTTTTTCCTTCTTTTATAAAACCTTCCCAAGACTTAATAAAATCTATGCACTTAGAACTTACTAGACTATCCTCTACCCATGCACCAGAATCATTAAAACTATATTCTTTACCATCAATTATTTTAGTACAGTTACCAAACATTTCGCCTTTATATCCATTACTTACAGGATTTAAATAATACCATTTGTCCTTATCTTTTAACCATCCAGTTTTCATAGCTCCACTTTCATCTAAGTAATACCAATGACTATCTTTATCCTCAATCCAACCAGTTCCCATAGTTCCATTATCCTTTAGGTAGTACCACTTCCCATTGTCTTCATACCAACCTTTAGTAATAGTTCCATCTTGGTTTTCTACACACCATTTCCATTGTGACATTTTACATTCCTCCTTATTAATATAAAGAAAAAAGGTAGCTAAAACTGCTACCTAAATTACTCTTTAATTTCTTTTCTATCTTTACTAAAATAAAAAGCTATAACCATTGTATATATAGTTATAAACTCTGTACTTAACCTATTGGTAAATGCTAGTACAGCAAAAACTATAGTCATTATTACAGCTATGAGCCACCTTGCACTAGTAATCTTATTTAACAATCTATCCATATTAATCACTCCTATTTATTAAATATACCTGTTTGAATTGTATAAATAAAAAAACCAACTAAAGTACTTATTCCAAGTGCAATTAACCACTTAAGTACTCCAGTTAGTTGTTTTAAATTATCACATAAATTTTTTAACTCTGTTCTAAAACTTGCATTATCCTGCTCTAGCTTATCTATTCTATCACTATGATTATTAATTCTTCTTTCATGTGTTTCTAGCTTATCCTTTACTAATTCAGCATTCATATAACACCTTCCTAATATTTTTTTGTATAACAAAAGACACCTACTTAACGTAAGTGCCTTTAATAAGCTTTATATTATTCTCTTATTTCAAAGCCAACAACTTTATCATGCACAAGGTACTCTGAATTTCCCTTTGCATTTGTAATTTTAAAAATTGGACTTTCTGTTTCATCTAAATCTCTAGAAATAAACCATTTCTTAAATTTTTCGATTTGGCTTTTATCTGCTCTTTTAATATTTCCATCTATCATTTCTATGTATAGACTTCCATTTTCTATAGATGGTTCTTCTGGTTCAACAATATCTTCTTTAGTAACTGTAACTTCACAAGTAGCTTTAAAATCTGTTCCTTTGATTTGTGCTGTTACTGTGCAAGTTCCTTCTTTAACTCCAGTTACTTTACCATTTTCATCTACTGTAGCAATATTTTCATCAGAGCTTGACCAAGTTACATCTACTGCTGATAGTGTTGTAGTTGCTATTAATTTATCTGAACTACCCTCTTTTAGACTTAATGATGATTTATCTAATGTTAATGATATATTATTTGAATCTATTAAACATCCATCTTCATCTATATCTACAGAATCTAAATATATTCTTTCACTACCACCATATTCAATTGTTACTATATGATCTTTATATTGTAAATCTCTTATTTCAAAAGAACACCCTATAACATTATTAGAAATATCACTCCAATTGGCCATATTATATTTTATTCCATCTATTGAAATAACATTATGAGAATACATTGTAGAATAACCTGCTCCATAAGTTCTAAGCTTACTACCTTTAAATTCAAATTTTATAGTTGTTTCATTGTTAGGATTCATACAAACCTTAGTTGTTTTTCCAAACTTACCATCCGTAAAAAATGTGCTGTCATTCCATCCATTCTCTGAATATACTATTTTTTTATTTATGTCATCATATCTTTTCCATCCCTTTTCTGGGTTAGAAATTTTATCTCCAATTTTTCCACTATTTTCACTTGTATTATTTAAATTTTCAATTCCTACTACTGCTCCATCAGTAGTTGCGTTAGCTATTATTCCATTTTCAATTGCTCCAATTCCCATAATGGTTAATACCATTACAAACATTATAAGTATCTTTTTAAATTGTTTATTCATTTATTATTTCTCCCCTCTACTATCTTTTGTTGCTCATTTATAATTCTATTCAACTACAAGAACTGGTATTTTTATTATAACTTTTCCTGATGGGGGAATATCTCCAACATTAACTATAATATTTTTAGCTGTTGAATTTGAATCAACTGTTCCTTGAGTTGTTGTTACTCCACTAGTTATAAATTGAATATGATTAGGAGCACTATCAGTAATAACTACTGATTTAGCAGTTTTATCACTTGTGTTAGTAACTTCTATTGTATACGTAAAATTATCTCCTACATACACAGAATCTACATCTGCTGTTTTTACAACTTTTAATTGTGCTTCTGCAACCCCCTTAAAAATTATAGATACTTCACCACTAGCATTATTAGTATTATCACCTTTGGCATAAGCAGTGTTAATTATATACTCTTGTTCTGGATCTGCTGGTTCAGGTTCTTTATCTTCTTTTGTTACTGTAACTATACAATCAGCTTTTATATCTGTTCCTTTAATTTGTGCTGTTATTGTTGCTTGTCCTTCTTTTATAGCTTTAACATTTCCATTAGAATCAACTGTTGCAACTGTTTCATCTGAGCTTGACCAGTCTATATCTACAGCTGAAGGTGTAGTTGTTGCTGTTAATTGTTTTGAATCATTTACTGTTAAATTCATTGTTGAATGATCTAGTGATATTGATTCATTAGGCTTTACTAAATAACCATCTATATCTATACAATCCCAAGTAAAACCATCATTATAACTACCAACATTTGTTACAATTACTTCTACATGATGTTCACAATTAGTTAAAGAAGTATTTTCAAAATATAATTTACTTTGTTGTAGTCCTGTGTTGTTATTAGTATAGCTACCAACTTTTGAACCATCAATATAAACATCTGCTGAACCGCCTACATTATTAGCAGCTGCACCATCTCGTGTAGCAATAATTCTCAATTTAGTTCCAATAAAATTAAATTTAATTTTATCTCCAACTATTTTTGTAGTTTCATGATCATTATTATAGTGGTTTGCATCCTCCTTTAAATATTTCCAAGAACCAATATATGCAAAATTTTTGTCACATGTATCAACTCTTTGCCATCCACTTTCTGGTTGTAATAATTGTTCTCCAACAGTTGCTGCATTAGCTGTAGTTTTATTTTGAATTGCTCCAACTCCTATAATGGTTAATACCATTACAAGCATTATAAGTATCTTTTTAAAACAATTTTTCATTGTATATTATTTCTCCCTTATTTCCATTATTGAACGCGTTCATAAAATATTTTAACTTTATATATGGTAAAATCCAACAATAATCGTACTACAAATTCCTTTATATCTAAGAAATTTAGTAAATTTTTACTTTTTATCATATAGTTTATTTTAAGTAATAGAAAGACTACCTTTATACGTATAATTTTTTTTCATTTACAAATAATAAATATTGTAAGTGAATTCTCCATCTGCTTAAACCTTTTTTAATTTAATAATAACTTATCTAAATTTACAGAGAAAATTATTTCTCATGTAAAATAGTAGAACTAGTTAATTTATTTACTCGGCGTATTTATTTTAACTAGTTCTTTAATTTTAAGAGCAATAAAAAAAGACTTATAAAAAGTCATATCTATTGCCTGCTATTTAATTTATCCTATATTCCTATTGCGAACTAAACTACTTCTACTGGTCTTTGTTCTGTATATTCTACTTTAGTTATTTCTATATATTGCTCTGTTGTTATTTTCTTATAACTTACAAAGTCCCAAATATCAGAATTATTGTAACATCCCCAGCAAAAATATCTTTTTACTTTTTCAAACCAATTCATTATACATTACCTCCTAAAGCTATTTGTTTTGTTAAATCTGCTAAATCTTTTTGTAGTTGCTCTATAGCTAAATCTTTCTTAGCCATTTCTTTTGTATTTTGTGCAAGTTCTTCTTGTAACAGTTCCATTTGGCTTTTTGGTACATCCTCTAAGATTGCTTCTCCTGTTTTAACATCCACACCTTTAAGAATCTTATTTTCTGGTATATCTGTTTTAAGTGCTTTTATTTCTCCTACTGGTTCGTATGAGAATCCTCCTTGACTAAATATTTCTCTTCCTGTTGAATCATATACTATTAATGTTTTCATAAAAATTCCTCCGTTTACTCATATGCAATGTAATTAAGTTCTTTTGATATTTGAAAAATAGGAATATATATAGTGTTACCTTCAAATATATTTCCAGCCAAATAGGCATGTTTTGAACCTAGACCAATTACTCCACCTTCTCCAAGAACCGTCCAATTATCAGTACTACAAGAAAATGTAAAGCTATCAAAAGAAGCATTATATGCAAAAACATGACTAGGTTTAAACTCTAAATTCAATTTAAAATAATTTATATTACTTGTTGACCCTCTATCTGACAAATCTCTACCAAGATTTTTAAATTTTTTAGTATCTCCATCAGGACTACATATAACTTTACCGGCTACAAATCTTTTTCCTCCCATTCCTGATATACTTATATTAGCTATTTTGGAAACTAAACTAGCTAAAGCTTCATTTCCATTTGCATTTACACCTTTGCTATTAAGATTACTAGCTGCTGTATTCTTATCTGTTTGTATTCTATTTGCTATTTCTGCATGTGTATTGTTTCCTGTAACATTTCCTACCTTGCCAGCAATAAGATTTTTCCCATTACTGGCATACTGAAAAGCCTCATTTGCTTTATCCATAGCAGTTTTTACAGCTAATGGTGTAGCTGCTTCTGTTTGACTTGTACTATTAGTAGCATTATTCAGCTTAACTATTCCTTTAGTTGTTGTAGTACCATCTGCAATTTTTATATTATCTACTTTGTTCGCAATTTCTTTCATTTGTTCAGTTATAACGTCTATTTTTTGATTTATTTTAGTTTCTAGATTTTTTAAATCCTTTATACTAGCTGTAGTTACTAATGGATCTATTTTTAAATTTATTACTGATGAATTACTAACCTCAAAAATTAGTTCTACAGTTAAATCATCTGTGCTTCCATCATCCATAGTTGGTTTATAAGATTCAGGATATTTACTTATTGCAAGCAGATTATTATCATTATCAAATATACCCGCTTCACGAATGTAAAACCCACCTTCTGCTGGTGGAATCATAGTTTGTACAATAATCCAATTCGGATTATTCTCTCCACCTGTAAGTACATTATTTACATTTCCACTCCAAACAGTGTGCATTAAATCTGTTTGATTTTCATTTGGCTCATAATATGCACCATTTCCATCACCAACCTTTAATTTTAAAAAATCTACTTTTGAACCAGTTACAGTTGCATTTGCTATTTTAGCCTTTCCTATGTTAGTAACTAACGTATATATATCCAAATTCATCACTCCTTTTCTTGCTTAGGATAAATAGTAATATGTTGAGAACTCCTTATAATTGGTCCAGCCATACTTATTTTACCTTTACTTGTTAATTTTTTAGTTTTCCACGGATAAATTGTTATCTTATGTCCAGTAATACATGCAGCACCTATATACAAATTGCTCTTAGTTCTAGATATTAAATTATATTTAACTCCCATATGTGAAGGTTTAATTCTTTTAACTTCTTTATACATAGAATTTAAACTATTATGAAATCCCTTTTCGCTTGTTATATTTATTCCTAATATATATGGAGCAATACTGTCTAAAACTTCTACTTGTGCTTTAATAAAGTTTTTTATCGTAAGCTCAATTCTCTTAGGATTTACTATTTTATTTTTAGTTTGGATTCTACTAATTACTTTAGCTCGTCTAATTTCTATAGGCTCATCTAAATTTGTTTGTAATTTATATCTTTCTTCCCAAAATACAAGTCCCCAAGTAGCAGTTTGTGGATAAATTTGTAGCATTATATCATCTAACTGTTTTTCTGTTAAATCAGCTTCACTTCCTATCGCTTCAAAAATCGCTTGCATAATTATATTTTTATCGTATATAGGAGAAACTGAATTATACATTTGTAATCCTTTTTTAGAATTAATTACTTGCATTTATCACATCTCCTATAGCTGCAATTTGATCAACTAATTGTATATTGGTAGTAGACTTATTTATTGTTAAATTAGCATAATCGTCTATTCCTTCATCTTGTAATACATAAGAACCTATAATAGTATCAATTGCTTTATATTTAACAACTCCATTTATTTTTATTTTCTTTAAATACTCACTTATTTTTGTTTTTAAAGCTGTTAATATAGTTTCTTGATTAAATCCATCTGTAAATATAAATTTAGCACTAACATTTATTTTTAATGTTGTTGCTGTTGCAATAGTAACTAGTGCTCCTACTGGTGCTTTTCCTCCACGACTTTCACCTGATTTTTTATCTGGGTAAATATAATCTTTTACCTTAGTAATTAATTCATCATTAGCTGGTTCATTATTAGAATCAAGAATTAATACTTTTACTGTTTGTGGCCCATTCCAAAGTTCTATACAATCAGCATAACCAACTCCATCAACTTCCTTGGCCCATCTAATATAGTCAGTATCAGCACCACTTAACTTATCCTCTTGTTCAACTTCTATAATTCTTTGTCTATAATGCTTTTCATCTTCTATCTCGGTACCACCAGTAAATTTTTTAGGATTTGTTATGCTCTGTAGTCCATTTATAGGTTTATACACTAAAGTAATTGTATTTGCTTCTACATTTCCTATTATTCCAGTTTTAGTACATTTACATTTTATAAGTGCTTTTCCACTTTCATCTATTGTTTTAGATTCTAATGTTTCAAAGCTAATGGATTCTTCTATATCTGTTGATTTTGTACCCACTAAATAATTCAAAGGGATTATAGTTCCTTTATTAGCTGTAATCTCAACATAACCTGTTGAAACTGTTGGATTGTTCTTAAATATCCCTTGACATTCTCCTAAAAATTCTAAATATTTTCCTGTTGCTGTTTGTGAATGAGCCATTTTAAGAATATTTTGCATCTGAATTTTTTCTGTTCTTTCTTTTTCCAAAGCAGATGGTCTTGTTGCATCCCAAAATATCTCTCCTTCTATTGCAGATACTCCCGGAGGTGCTTTCTCCATCATTCTCCTATGAATTTTTTCAACATCTTCTGTTAAAAAATCAGGCATTTCCATTTTTATCACCACACTTTCTTATTACTTTTAAGCACTTTGTTTCTGTTTTTAGTAGTAGTAACTTCAAAGCTATAATAAACGTCACTACCTTTCCACTCAAAAGAAAAAGAATCAACACTTTTGGTTAATGGATGTACCATTAACGCCTCTTGTGTGATTCTTTTAAGTTCTAACTCTACAAACTTTTTATCTGTAATATCTGAGCCTATAATGTCTTTTCCATACCTATCTGAATAAGCCCCATATTTATATCGTGCTGTAAGCATTGCCTTTTCGCACCACTGTACATATGCTTCAAATTCATCTAATATTTTAATAGTTCCATCAGAGTTTTTAATGAACTCCCCTGTTTCAAAGTTTATAGCATAAGACCCTTTAAATTTTTGTTGTGTGTCTTCTTCTAAGTTTATTGTTTCTTCGTTAGCTGTTGGAAATAGATTAGGCATTAGTACTCACTCTCCCTACTATTACACATTCATTTCCTATTCTAGCCACTAATACTCTATCACCAGGTTTTATTGATTTTAAGTTTTCAGGTGTTTTAAATTCATGTGAATGTAATGATGTACAACTTGTATCTTCAGTACTGTAATTATCATTTAATTTTAAATAATCTAATACTAAATAATCAGATATTTCATGTTTAAAGTCGTCTAATTTAAGTCCTGTAGTAGTTATTGTACCTAATACTAGACTATTAGAAAACATAGCTTCATTAATACCACTTTTAAAATTATTATCCATTACTCTTTTTATATCTTCAAAAATATTATTCTCCATAAAACTTAGATTTCACTCCTTCCCAGTTCATTAGTGTTAAATCCATTTTTCCACCTGTGCCTAACTCGTGCGTTATATCTGTAACATAATAAAAAGTATTGTACAAACTTACTTTATCTCCTGCTCGTATAGTATTTATATCTTTAATACACGGTACAGATATACTATCTTCGCCACTACTAAATAATGTATCAGCTTTACTTTTAGCTTTTGAATAATCGTCAATTTTTTCATCTTGAAACAGCTTTTGTATAGTTCCATATCTCTCTGTATCTTTTTTAAATACACCAATTATAGGAGATAATATTAATTCTTTTTCTTCACTGCTGCTAGAAGTCTTATTTTTCTCAGTGCTTTTCTTTGTTTCTTCTTTACCTAAAACTTTTACTTGTGTAATGGCTCCTGAAAGAGTGCTTTTGTTTTGTATATCATCTACAATATTATCTAATTTATAAGCTACACTATTACTTCCTAGCTCAACTAAATCTAAACTTTCTGACATTCTAAATTTATAAAGACTCCCACCCTTTTGAGCTGTTTCTTTTAAATCCTTTTTCAACATACCAAATAGAGATTCTTTTCTCATGTCCTTTGATAAACCTATATTTATCTCTGCAAAATTTCCTACTGGTATACTCCAATCTTTGCATATTATTTTAGTTCTTTGAGTGACTGTTTGACCATCTTTCCATAAATATTCATCTTCGCTTTCTTCTATTGTTATAGTTCTTTCTCTACAAACAATAGATAGCTTTTTATTTTTCTTTGAACTATTTATATCTCTAACAGTACCATCAAATATTTTTTTATATTCATTACTATTAAACATATAGTCATAAAGTTGAATACTATCGCCTTTAACTAGTCCTATGTTTTTTAATTCATCAGTTTCTATTAAAGATAAATTTAAAGTATATGCAATACTATCTATACTTTCTTTTAAAGTAGTTTCTTCAGAAAGTAATTGTATTTTATATTTATTTTTTAAAACTAATTCTATAAATATCACCTACTTTTTAAACTTTTACTATATAATCCATATGAACATAACCACCATGGTCACCGTAATAAGTATGTAGCCATTGTCCTTCAACTCTATAAGCCGTTACTATTTGTCCTTTGTATAATGTACCAATAATATCATTTTCAGTTCCTGGACCACTTCTAACGTTTAATGCACTTGCAGTAACTTTAACTTTATCACCGTCTTTAAATTTTGATTCTTGTGAAGGTCTATTATCTTGTAAGCCACCACTATAACTACTTGTGCTAGTACTAGTTATAGTTTCTATCTTTATTTCTCTATTAGTTCTAAAAGTTATACTAAAATAAATATCTTCTAATTCTCCAGCAACAAATTCATAAGTGAATTTACTTATAGATACTAGTTCATTTACATCTATATCAGTAATTATTAACCTTAATGGTTGTTCTATATCTTGCCAGTCTTCTATTAACTTTTTACTGTTCAAAGGTGTATCTAAATACATTTCTCTGCAATAAGATTCATCATACTCTTTTGGAAATAAAGAATTAAAACTTATTTCTCTTATTTTTTCTCCTTTTTGATTTATATCAACTTCTCCAAAGTCTAATATATCACAGCTGATATATCGTTTTTCTTTTGATAAAGATAAAGAATTTAAAGGATTAACAGGAAAATGAAATTTATAATTTTTAGCTTCATCTATTAAATATATATCCATGTAAAATCCTCCTTTTGCATATAAAAAGCACCTACAACTAGTGTAAGTGCTTTAAAAATATTTCTATAATTATTATACTATATTTTCAACTTGTATTTTATCAACTTTTTCTCATTTTCTTATCATTATTTTAAATTAAATTGAACATAACTTTTTGATCCAGAATTTTTATTCTTTATAAGTTCAGGCTCGGTATCTTTAGGTACTTCAAATACTATCTGAGTTTTTTTGAATACATTTGGATTTAACGGTTTATATATTCCTATATAACTATCATCATCATGTTCGTTCTTCACATTTAAATGGTTTGTTATAGTACTTTCTGCACTATAAGTTTTTTTATTATTATCAACTAATAGAAAATCATCTGCACTATATCCTGATTCCAAAGTAGCATCATTAGCAGCAATCTCTATATCTACTACAACATATTTATTATCTGTTATAAAATTTTTACTAGTTCCTTTTATTTTTATTACTTCGTTATATCCTAAAGTTTTTAATTGATAGTTTCCGCTTTTTCCAACTTCATTAAGTTTATAGACTTTATTATTTTCTTCTTTTTTTATATTATCTGTTTTGGTATTATCAACTTCAATTATGCTATGGATTTCTTTTTCTGTGTTTTTATTTACCTTATTATTATTTGTACACCCTACTAAAGAAAATCCTAATATAGATATTAAACTAAAAATCAATAGTTTATGTTTTTTCATTTATTATCACCCCTCATTCTAAATTATAACATATGCTTCATTATTTTTTAATATTTGTAAGGACTTCTTTAAGCTTTCTTCCCACTTCATTTGTTACCTCACAAACTATTCCATTAACATCTGTATCATTATTATTTACTTGAACATCAACTTGAATATTATTTCCACCAGCACCAATAGTTTGGACTTGTGGATTATAAATAGGTGCTTGACCTAAATTGCTTAAAAATGATTTAGTTTCTCCATTATTAAGCACTTTTTCTCCACCTTTAAAGTCATATAAACTTCTTCCTAATACTAGCTCCATGCCACGCTCGCCTACTGAGTTAATACCTGGTATTGCATTATTCGTTCCAGTATAATTTTGCTTTCCCCATCTAATAGTTTCTCTTGATAAACTATTAGGAGCACCGACTAAATCAGTTTCTATTTCACTTGCTGGTTTTGTAATTTTACTACTTGAGTTATTTGGGTTTTGTCCTACCATTCCAACAACACCATTAGTTTGTATTTCAGCAAACTTTGTTCCAAATGTAGTATTATCCCACCATTGCTTTAACCTTCCCCAAAAAGTTAAAATTTGACCTGTGTTAATATCTACACTTGTTTCTAAATCTTCATAAGCCTGTTTTAACATATCAATCCCTTGACTTCTAGTTGCATCTGCAGCAGCTATAGTTTCATCTCTTTGCCTTTCGGCTTCTTCTATCATTTTATTTGCTGTTTCTTCTGCTTTTTGACCACCTTCTGCTCTTATCTGCTCTGCTATATTAACTCTTGCAGCATATTCAGCATTAGCTGCATCTACAGTTTGTTGTCTTTGTTCATTTAACTTTTGAACTATATCAGCAGCAGTTTCAGCAGTTATTCTTCCTGTTTGGTCTTTTATTCTTCCTAAAATAATTGCACTTTCTTTTTCAGTTTCAGAAAGAGAAGTTATTGCTGTAGTTCTCATTGAAGCTTGAAGTTGAGATATTGTACTATTTTCTTCCTCAGTTGTTGTTCTATTTTGTAAACTTGCTTCACTCAATATCCTATTTATTTCATTCATAGCATTTTGAGTAGTTGTTTTTTGTTTACTATAATGATTTTCTATTTGTGTCATAATATTATCTTGTTCTTCTGATGTTAATTTAGTATTATTATTAAACATTATTTGTATTTTACTTAAACTATTATTTAAATCCTTATCCAATTCTTTTGTAATAGTACTACCCATAGTTGAAAACTTAGTTTTTAAATCATTCGCCAAATCTGTTGATACTGTCTTAGATGTGAATTTCATATTTAATAATGTTCTTTGTACACTATTGTCCATTTCCATATAAGCTCCTACAGCTTCTTTTGTAGCATCAGATATTTTTGTGATTTCTTGGCTCATTCCATTCATTCCTGAAACATTTGTAGAATCTTTTAAATAATCTATTTTATCTGCAAATAAATCCACAGCTGGAACAACTTCTTTACTTAATTGTTTAGCTGCTACTAATCCAGCAATTCCTATTCCAGCTATAGCTAATCCAGTTGGAGATAATAAAGCCGGTATTATTTTAGATGCTAGTCCTAATCCCTGCATTGCACTGGTAGTTTTCACAAGTGCATCTGCTGTTGTAGCTGTTTTAAAGCCACCTAATAATTTTCCAAATGTTCCTACTGTAGTTCCTATTTTATTAATTGCAAACATTCCAACAAATGCTCCTGTTAATCCTAAGAAAGCACCTCCAGCAGCTTTAATAGTTCCTATATTATTACTTATAGTATCTACAAATTTTACTACTGAATCTGTAATACTGGGTATCTTAGCTGTAAACCATGTAACAAATTGTTTTGCGTATGGTGCTAATTTTTCTCCAAGTTCTATTTTCATTCCTTCTACAGCACTTTTAAGAATAGTCCATTGTCCTGCTAAATTATCTAATTTAGTTTTTTCCATTTCATCAGCTGAACCTTTTGTTTCTGTAAGCTTTTTGCTTAAATCCCCTAAACTTTGCCCACCTTGATTCATCAATGCGAGCACACCTGACATTGATTCAGTATCAAATACAGTTGAAATAATATCTGCTCTTTTTTGACTTGTAAGTTTCCCTAATGATGAATTTAAATTATTTATGACTCCATTTAATGGTTTCATATTTCCTTGAGCATCAAAAGCATTAATTCCATAAGCTTTCATAACTTTAGCAGCTTCTTTAGTTGGACTTGCAAGCCTTGCCATAGTTTGTCTTAAAATTGTACCTGCTTGGCTACCCTTTATATTAGCATTAGATAATAATCCACTTGCCGCCGCAGTATCTTCAAAGCTTATTCCTAAAGCTTGTGCAACTGGTGCAGCATATTTCATTGTTTCTCCTAAATCAGTAACATCAGAGTTTGTTGCAGCTGCTGACAATGCTAATACATCTGCAACATGACTTGTTTGTGCTGCATCTATGTTAAATGCTCTTAAAGTACCACTTGCTATATCAGTAGCTGTTGCTAAATCCAAGCTACCAGCACTTGCTAAACTCAATAATCCTGGTAATGCTGATGTTGTTTCTTTAACATTAAATCCAGCCTGCCCTAAAAGTTCTTCTGCCTGAGTTACTTGTACTGCTGACCATGCTGTACTAGCTCCTAAGCTTTTAGCTGTATCTTTTAAAACTTTCATTTCAGTATCCGTAGCTTGTGTAACTGCTTTTACATTAGATAATCCCTGTTCAAATTCACTGAAAGTTTTAATGGCTGAACCTATTCCTAAGCCACCTAATGCCACAGCTCCTGCTAATCCTATAGATATTACCTTCTTAGCACCTGTTTTAATCCAACTATTCAATTTATTTTGAACTTTATTGATAGTTTTACTTGCTTCATCTTTTGCTTTAAGCTTTGCTGTAGCTGTTTTATTATTTAACTTTTCTGTTTTAGACTTTATTTTATCTATTGCTGTTGATGCTGTATCTTTAAGTTTTGCACTAGGACTAGCTGTTAATTTATCTAAATCTCTAACTTTTTTTTTTACTTTTTCAGTACTTTTTTCTACTTCTGTTAATACCTTTTTAGACTGTTTGTCTCCATCAACTTTTATATTTATTCCTAATCTGTAAACTTCCTTTTTGGCCAAGCTTTCACCTCCTTAAGAATAAAAAAAAGGGAGAACTATTTTTATTTAGTTCCCCCTCTTTGATTTTTCAATTTCTTTATTCTGTTTTTCTACTTCATAATCACTAAATACCATCATTAATTTTTGCGAAATTTTATTATTAGCTATTCCGTAAAAAACGTGTGGCATTATATGGTGCATAGTAAAAATATTATAAAGGCGAGTTATTATTCCTCCTCGCCTGATAAGTTTTTTATGTCTTCTGCATCACTTAGTTCATCATTATATCCACTAAGATCTAATACTTTATTAACTAAATTTGTCCTTTCTCCAGCTAATAATTTTCTTAATATAAATTGCTTTCCATCACTCAAACTATACTTTTCTAATAACTTAGGATTATTCCAATCAAAATTAGTAGTAGCACCTATAATTAATGCAGCATCATATTCTTCTCCATTTAACTTTTCTTCTGCAACACCTTTTATCTTTCTTTTTGAAGTACATTTTTCTCTTATTTTTTTAATTTCTACAGTATTAAGACCTTTTAACTCTACTGGTATTCCTATTCTTTCAATAACTACTACAGCCTTAGGAACCTCAACTTCTCCTAATAATTTTTTAATTATATCCTCTTCTTGCATTTCTAAAACATTATTTTCTGTATTCATAATTAATAATTCCTCACTTTCATCTTTTAAAATTCTAATAAATAAAAATAACTGCTAATTTTAATCAGCAGTTATTGGATCAAGTAAATCAAACCCACTAAATACAAAAGGCATCTCTTCTTCTATTACTTCTCCAGGTTTAAAGTTCACTAAATTTATCTTTGTAAATTGACAATTCTTTAATCTTATTCTTTCAGCTCCATAAGCTTCAGGATCATCTAATTCAGTTAATAACTCAAACCTATTAAATCCTTGTTGAGTCATTTCTGATGTAACCTTCCAACCTTTAAGTGTTCCTGAACCTTTTTTAAGTCCACCTTTATATCCTATCCATTCAGAACCTACAGTTGGAGTCTCTTTCATATCTCTTTCTACATCAGCAGTACATTCAGATACTTGCGGATATTCCTTTCCATCTTTAAAAACTCTTCCATAAGTACCTGAACAAATTCTACTTGAATCAAGTTCTTTTTTTGTAGACATTAAAACACATCCTCTCTATTCTATTTTAAATTACCTGTACTGAAAATCTTCTTTATGACATTTATATATTCAGCATCCCACTTCCAGAAAAATTCATCTGATTGAGCGTTCTTTTGTAGTTCTTCATCTGTTTCTATATTAAATTTAGCTATAATACCTAGCTTTTGATATGTTTCAAAGAATGTTTTTAATCCACACAATGTTACTGTATGTCCTGTTTCATCATTTGAAATTTTACCTATATAGTCCTTTCCAGCACCTGCTGTTTGCTTGTTTACTGTATTGATAAATCTAATTGCTCTAATATTGCCTAATGCTTCCTCTTTTTCATTCTTATAGTTTTTATAAGTATTTACATCATCTACAATAACTACTTCATTATCTATTACATCAAATACTATAGTTCCAGATTCTAATGCACTTTCTATTTCAGTTCTTGATAAACGAGGTTCTACACTATCAAATATCGTAATTTCATTACAGACAGATTCTTTTAAATTCTTTCCTAGTGCTAAAGCAGCAACATATACAGCTACTTCTCCTGCTGTATAAGTAATTCCATCATAAGTAGTTGATTTTAAGTAAACATTGTGCATTAAGTAATCATTGTACTCTTTGGATTTTGAATTAGCCTGACTTAAACTTTCTGAATTACTTGCTAAAAATGCTAATATATCAAGTCCTTCTTTTTTGCATTCATTGATCCATGTTTTAACACTTGTGTGTAATCCTACATCTGTAACACCATCTAATGTAAACCCATCTATTCCATGACTTTCAAATGCTTTCATTGCTTTTAAATATTCAGTATTAGTTATATTAGATGCACCATCATTACCACCTGTAAATTTATCATTTACCATATCCGCTAATGTTCCTGTTGCATTTTCAACTTTTGAAGCAACAATATAATCGCTTAGAGCAGATTTGTTTATTTTATCTACTATTTCATCAATACTTCCAGTTAGATCACTAACTTCAACTAATTGAGTAGTATTTTCATATAAAATAATATCTTTAGCAGAATCATTAATTATGTTTGTTCTTATGGTTACATTAAATGATCTTGAGCTTGGATATATTGTTTGTAACTTAATTACATTAGTTGGAGAACTTTCAGTATTTTTAAGAATTAATTCCCCTGGTTTAGCAGCACTATCAACAAGTCTATAGAGTAACAACTCTTTTGGTTTTCCTAGCAATGCTAATTTTCCTAGCTTATATGCTGTAAAATCTACATTGTTACCAAAAGCATTTTTTAAATGTCTTTCTTGAGAAACAGAAACTACTTTATTTACTGGACCCCAATCACTTTTTACTGGCATAGCTAAAATTCCTTGAATATTATTTGCTGACTCTTCTGCTACTATCTGCATCCTATTATAGAATCCTGAAATCTTTGGTTTATCTTTTTCATTCCATGTACCTTTTGCCATTTACTCAACCTTCTTTCCTAAAAATTCTTTAACTATCTTTATAAATTTAGTTTTAGATAATTCTGTTTCTTTGTAATTAAATAAAGCACCTGTAACTATAACCTTGTTATAACCAAGTGCTTCTGCATTATCTATAAATACTTGTATTGGGTAGGTTGCTTCATTTACAACAGCAGTTTTATTAATTGTTGTAGTTGCCTTTTCATCAGTCAACTTCATCACTCCTTCAATATTCCGGATCCATAAATTTTATTTATTTTAGGAACTTCTTTTCTTCTAATCATTTTTCTCTTATATACCTTTACTGTTAATTGTCCCTTACTTAGCATGTCTGCTTCTCTATCTTCTTCTATACTTTCTATAGTAAGATAACGCCTGTCTGCTAAATCAAATAGTATTTTCAAATCAGAAATCAAATTATCTTCTATATTATCCAATAACTCATTAATTTCATTTTTATTATTACTGGCTATATGGCATATAAGAGTTTTACTTTCTTTTATAAGAGCATTTGATTCTCTTTCTTTTTCCTGATCTTGTACTCTCCATAGAATTGATGGTACTTCAAAGTTTTGTTTCCAATTATTAAGATAAATAGGTAATTTAATAATGTCTTTGGTATAATCGCTCAGAGCATCTAACCACTTATCTGTATTAACTTCATTTTCTTCATGTAAGGATATAACAGTAAACTGTAATCCTCTATATATTGCGTCCCAATCTTCATCAACACCATCTTGACCGATTATTCCATTAAATATGCATGTAAATATTTCTCCTGTTTTAGTATCCTCAATAGTCTGCATATTCAATGTTTTAATTACTTTCCCCATTAATGCATCCACATAATTAAAAGATGTTCTCTCATTGTAAATATAAATCTCAATAGTTCTTTTAAATCCCACTGCTTGATTATTTTTAGTATCATCATTTTGTAGAATAATTGCATATGGTTTAATCGTCTGTTTTTCTGGAATATTAGGTTCATAGCACCCTTTTAATTCTGGAATACTTTGTAATAGTCTTTCTCTTATTCCATACCGCATTTAATCACTCCAATATTTTTCAATTGTATTTATTATTAATGATTTGTTTTCATTAAGTATATCTTTAAGAACTGGCCTAGCTTTCATTCCTTTTATACTTTTTGCAAAATGTCTTTTACCATCTTCATCAAGCCAGCTTAATACTTTTTTAGATACTGGTACTATAGTTCTTTTAGTTGGTCCATAAATACCTGTACCTTCTTCAAGAAACTCTCCATATTCTGTTCCGTGTGCTAGATATAATTCATAGCTTCCAGCTCCACCTTCACTTCCACCATTTATAAGTTGTCTTGCATTACCACTTCTATCTTTCCAGTATGTTTTAGATTTAGCCTGTGAAATTAGTATTGGAGAAATAACACCAGTTAGTAATAATGACATTCCTGACATCTTTCTATCTATGAAGTCAAATACTTCAAACCCCATATTAACACCACCTAATCTACTCGTTTCAGATCACACATATAGCCACAAATTGTATCTTCTATTACTATTGGATATGCTGCTTGTATTTCGAAACAACCTTCCTTGCTTTCAAATGTAATTAGATTTTTAGGATCTACTTTAATATTATTTTCATTGTTCAGGAGCATTTTGTATCTATTAGTAGAATATGACGTACCTGCTGTTTTACTATCTATATTTATTTGAGTTGAGCTATCTTCTAAATATACAATTCCTGAGTATGTTATTGTACTTGGATTGTTTTCAAAAGCTCCATCAATTAATACTTTTTCAATATGTTCTACTGTAAATGTAGTTGGATTTATTGATATTCCCTTATTGATTGCATCTATAATCTTTTTAGCTTTCAATCTAGTCATTAACAGCCATCTGCCCTTCTCATAGATGTTTTATATCCTGTAGTTTTATTTGGTGTTAAATTAGCCTGTTCTTGTAAATAATCAGCTTGATAAATACTAGCTAAGTTGTTCCAATAATCAGGATCAGCATTTTCTATTTCTATGGGCCCTACTTTTATTTTTTTATCTGTATTAGCTTTCATTAAGCATCCACGCCAACTAGCTTTTAAAACATTATTGTCATTAACAGCTAGTAAATTTTCTAATTCTTCGTCACTAAATACAGGATATTGACTTTCATTAAGATTAATTTTTAATATTTCTAAAGGTGTAAGTTCCATCTTATTCACCTTCCTGTCCTTCTCCTTTTTTATCATCATTTTCTAAAATTTCTACTGATGCATATCCTTTTTCTTTTAATTCATTTACATCATCTTCTCTGATTAAAAATTCTTCTCCTGGTTTGTATGATGTTTTATCATATTTAATGCATACTAAAGCTGTAGCTTTGCATACACATTGTTTTGATTTTGCCATATCTATCATCCCTTCATTTTAATATAATAAAAGAGCGTGGTTTAAATTAACCACACTCTTAACCTACTGTTGCAAAGAAACATTCTTCTGCATTATCAAATGATGGTAATACAATTTGAGATACCTTAGTATCTACTGCAACCGGATCTTCCTTAACCATAGTTGTAATTGCTATACCAGTTTTAATTACTTCTGTATCTATTGTTTGACTTCCATAAATTTTATCGTATTCTTCAGGTGTTATTGAATAAATTGTTTTTCCTAGCGTGCCTTTAGGTATTAACGTAACTAGATTATCTTCATAATAATTTTGTTTTTTCTCTTGTTCATCTACATATACACCATTTAAAAAGGCTATTTCTAAACTTAACTTTTTCTTTAAGAATGAAATATAGTCTTCATCTGTTATTATTACTTCTCCTAATGTTCTAGATTTTAAATCTTTAGTTATTGCTTCATTAATAGTTATATAACTAAAAGTTTTTTCAGTTAATAACATTCTTGTAGGTTTTTCAGATCCAGAATCAGTAAATTTCTTTTGCCATCTTTTTATATCATTTACTATATCAGCGCTTGGATCACTCCATTTTGCACTACCTGATAATACTTCTTTATGTTCTAATGGTATTCCATAATCTACTACTATATCTCCATCATCTGTTACAATATTTATTTCACCTTTTTGAATTACTTGTGCTCTCATCCTAGTGGCTTGTACATCAGCACCGCCAACTAAATTAGCATAATTATCAAATACTTGCTTAAGCATGAAATCTATAAGATTTTGATTGTTTGAATTTTTAGCTTCAATTAACTTTCTTCTATCTTTTTCTTTAATCCCTACTGCTTCTTTAAAGAAAGGCATCTCCTTCTTTTCTACATTTACATTAGCTTTTAAAGCTCTAACTTTTGCAGCTACATCAAATGTAGACATTTTTAAAGCAACTGGTCTTTGTTTAGCACCTTTGGCAAGTTCAAGTTCCATACTCAATTGCTTGTCTGATGGAAATAAAGCCTCATCAATATTAGTTTGTGGTGGTAAATTGTTAATATAAAGTGCTATTTGTTTTGAATTTATAAATTCACTTATTTTCATTAAGTATTCCTCCTTACATAAATGTTATTTGTTTTAATGCAGCTATAGCTTCAGCTGTTGGTTTATCTTCAATAGCTTTACTATTAATAAATCCATGTATTGTTACTGGTAAAATTTCTGTTCCTTTTGAATTTTTAAAATCTACATCAGTAAAAGTAAGTCCCCATGTATTAGTTCCATTTGATGGTTTACCATCTTTATCAACTAATGTTCCTGCTGGTAATATATCATCTACCAATTTAGAAGCTACATCTTCTTTAGCTACTTTCTTATTAATATTTATATAATGATCTCCTGCTATTGCTCTAATGTCTTTTTGTCCTACTGATATTGAATATCCACTTTGTCTCATATTTTTCTACCTCCTATTTAAAAAAATTATTTAATGTTTCTGTTCCTTTCATTTGCTCTGCTTTTTCTTTTGCTAATCTTTCTCCAATTTCCATAGTATTTTTCTTTTCTCCTTGTCCACCACTTCCAGCATCTCCACCAGTACTGAATGAACCTGTTCCTGAAACCTCTTTATCAAATAAATAATTATGTGATGTTTTAAGTGGTTCTATTTGTTCTTTAAGACCTATAACTGAATCACCATCAACTTTTATTTTTTCTTTATCTATTAGAGCCATGATTAACTTTTTATCTTTAATATTAAAAGCACCTAATCCTTTTTCTAAAGCATTGCTAAAATTAATATCAGATAATTGTTTATCATAAGTTTCTTTTTGAGTTTTATTATCTAGCTCTAACTTTTCAACCTTTTCCTTAAGCCCATCAACATCTTTGTATTGTTCCTTTAAATTTTTAAGCTGAGTATCTCTTTCACCAACCTGTTTTTTATATTCCTTAGCCTGTTCATTTACTTGATCAAACCTTGTCTTTGGAATATATGCACCATTCGATACATCTTCAAATTCTTTCTTACCTAATTCCTTTCTTTTATCTTCTGAAAGAGCGTTATATGCTTCTTCTCCAATAATATCCTTTAATTTTGCCATTGTTCTTTTTCCTCCCTAATCTCTAATTACAGTTTTTAACGTGCTACTGAACCACGTTAGAGTATTTATACTTAATTAATCTTTAATACCTACCATTAAACAAAAAGGTAAAAATAAAAAGCCTTAGATTTTCTAAGACTTAATAATTTCTTGTTTATTTTCTTTTTGAAAACTGAATTCATATTGAATCATTCTTATATTTCCAGCTGATATAAAGTGAGAATACTTATACATATAGCAGCTTTTAATTTTTATTATGCTATTATTTGCATTTTCGTAATCATTATCGTCAATTGTAATATCAAATTTTTCACCTAATAATTTTTCTAAATCATTTTTTGTAAAAACTTTGTTGTTACTTTCTTGATTTACCTCATAGCACATTAGCTTCCCAATACAAATTTCACTTTTTATATTCAATGTTATAGATTTCAAACTATTGATAAATCTATTTTTTATATATGTTGCAGTCATCGAGCCGTTTTTTACTTCTGAAGCATTTAATAAATCTTCTTTACCTTTAGCATTCATTATTTTTCATTCCTTCCCAATACATTTCTTTCAATTCCTCCTAAATAAAATAAGCCTATTAACGCATAGACTAAACGAGATATGTGAATCACCTCTTTAAACTTTCCATGCTTGATTTTAATTTTTCAGCAACTTTTTCTCCTAATTCATCAATATTGACACCATCAGTTATTGAAATATCTCCTATTTTAATTGTACTAGGTAGATTATCTCTAATTACTTGGTGTAAGCCACATGATACTTTATCAACTATCGTTTCTTCATCTTCTGTAAAATCAACTTTATATTCTTTTACTATTGCATGTACTACTTCATGAAGAAATGTTTGTTCTTGTTTTTGCTTACTTTGAATATTTTTTACTACTTTTATTTTTAATTTATCGCAATCAATTATTCCTAAGCATTGAGATGCATTTAAAACTAATGTTTCATCTGTAAGTTCAACATCATAATCAAAACTTCCTACTCTTATTTTGCTTGGTATCTCCATTCATACTCTCCTTTCATTAATTTACTCATAACCTGTTTATGAACATTTATATTATCTTTCAAAGCAACATTAAGTGCATTTTTAAAGTTTTTTGGTAAATTACTATTTAGTGATTCTCTAATTTTTTCAATATTATTTTTAAGCTTTCTTGTCTTTGGATTATCTAAGCAAATAATATACTTAGCATCACACCTAGGACACTCAAAGTAAGTTTCACTTATCATAGCACCTAAATACTGTTCTTTCACTTGTGGTTCAAATTCATGTTTACAATTTGTATTCTCACATTTAACCTTCATCAATACCCCTCCTTATTTTTTTTGCATAATAAAAGCACCTAGGTTATCCCCAAGTGCTATCAATTCAAAATATATTTTGTTTCTGACGGTCTCCATCCATAATCATCTAATGTCATTGTAAAGCTTGCTAATTCAGTTTCTCCCTTATATAACATGTGTTTTTCTATATTACCATCATGTTGTATTCTATGTTCATATTCTTTTAATAACTCTTTATTGATTATATCTATTTTTAAAAATTCAACTATTTCTTTCATCTTACGTTCAATAGTTTCTATTCTCTTTTCAACAATATAATTAGCCATATTTACAGTTTTATTTTGAATATTATCAACCATTTCTCTCAACCTCTTTATATAATCTCACTATCTTTATTTTATCATATATTTTAAAATAAAATTCTCAAGTTTTTCTCAATTTCTTCTCACTTTTTCTTTAACATAATTTTAAATATAAAAAAAGCATCTACTTATTTAATAAGTAAATGTTACTAATCTTTATCTTTCCATTTTTATTATCAACTCTTGCTATTGTTTTAGTAGATTTATTACTTATGTCTTTCGGGGTGTATTCTTCTCCATACCATTTATCAATTTTAGGATTACTTGCCCCATTACTCCATTTTTTCAATTCTTTAATAGCTTTTTCAGTATCAACCTCTTCTGTAAAGAAACATAAGCAATTAGGATGTTGAAGTGGTGTCTCGCTAGGCTTATATACTTTTCCTTCTCTATCATCACATTCATCTTGTTTTCCATGCATACGTGCAGAATGACTAGCACTCAAATTCCATTTTAACCCTAAACTAAAGGGATTTCTTTTTGCATTTTGAATTTGTGTTTCTGCAGCTGCATGAGTGATACTTGTCCTTGCTAATCTTTGTGCATTGTAAGAAATTTTATAACTGTTTATTCCTGCTTTAAAACTCTTACTTACAAGTCTTTTTTTAGGATTAACATACTTCTCTAACTCATTTGCTAGAGTTCTTACATTTGCACCACCAGCAATATTGGTTTTTATTAGAGTATCAATATTTTTTCCATTTTCTTTTGTAATATTCCATAGTCTTTTACTAAGTGTTTTGCCATCTTCATAATATCCTCCAGCTATAAGCGTTCTTACAGCATTATCAGATATTTTTGTAATATTATTCTTTAGTCTATCACTTATATGTCTATTTGGTGCAACTTGATCTGCAAAATCTAATATTACCTTTCTTTGTATATAAGAACTTTCCCAAGTATTTTCTAAAATATTATTGTTAAGATTTTCATACAGTTCTTTAGTGTAATTATTGATTATCTTAGCACAATCTATTTTATGTGTTTTAGTTCTACTATCTGGCATATCAAGAATATCATCAATAAGTTTACTTGAAGCTTTACTATATATTTCTATTATTTGCTTTTCTTGTTCAATTGTTAATTTAAGTACTTGCTTTCTAGCTTCAAGTATTTTCTTTTTATAAGAGTTCATAGTTATTCACCACTATTCTTCTTTTAATTCATTATCTATATCGTCTATATCAGTATTAGTTCCACCAATAAGAGTATCTTGTGCTTGATTTAATAAAGTTGCTTCTTCCAATATTTCATCAAAAGCTTTTTCCTCGTCTTCTTCATCACTATATTCTTTAATATAAGATTTTCTACTCCTAACTTTGCTATCTACTTCATCCATTGCAAGTTTTTTCTTTTCATCTAAATCATTAGGAATTGGATAGTTTTGTTTAATTAGTTTAGTATATTTTAAATTTAACCAAGCTTTATTGAATAGGCCTGGATAACATACTGAACCTACTTCTATAATAAAGTTAATTAAAGATAGTAAAGGCCTTTCCCAATCATTAAACTTTTCTTCCATTCTAGCAATTAAATCATTATAAAGATATATCATAGCTTTAGCACTTGGAATATTATTTAAATCACTTATCTTAGGCATATCTAAAGTTTCTTTCATGTCACTATCTGTTCTATCTAGATAAGAATTCATAGCTTCACTATTTCCTATATTATATTCTTGCTTTTGAATAGTTGCTTGTTTTCCTTGTGCTAATGCTTCATCTGATGTTCTTATAGCATGTAACGCTCCTGGTGCAACATTCAATTTATTTACGTCCTCTTCTTTTCCATCAATAACGCTTTCAGATCCAAACATTTGAAATCTCAATGCATCTGCAAAATCTGAATTTCTCCTGTTATACTGATTTTGAGCATCTCTTAAGTCAGTAACATCACTTTCACCAAAAGTATTATTAAGCTCTCCACCATTACGTATTAGCCAACATGGGATAGTAGAAAATCCTGTGTCATACTCATTTTTTTCTACTAAATCTGTATTCTTATAAGTTTCTTTTCTATACCAAGCTTGAAGTGCTTTAGTTTTCTCTTCTACCTTATAATAATAAGTATGCAAGTAATAAATCTTATCTTTATCTTCTTCTCTATATACATTCATTTCATCTTCTTCAAAGAAGATAGCTTTTAATAATTTCCCATTCTTCTCTTTATAAAAGAAGTTCTCTATGCTTTCATATTTAATTACTACTGGTTGTCCTGGATTAGCTTCTACTCTAAGCAATGCTCTTTTCTTTATAGTAGTTTCTAAAAAGGCTTTTCTAGTATTATTCCAGAAGCTATTATTTTCAAATACATCTTCTATAAACTTCCTTAACTCTTCACACTTCTCTTTATCTTTTAAATCATCAGCTTTAAATATAAGTATAGGTTTCTTTCCAAACATCCAACGTGCTTGTTTCTTAAGAAGTGGCTTAACCTTATTTCTTATATCTTGTGTAGGCTTATAATCAACATTATCATCTACTGGCCAGTTCTGACCATATAGTGCTGGATTTTGTTTTGCTTTATCTAAATCTATTGATTTACCCTTGTAAAAATAATAATCAACAAAAACTCTTTTTCTTTCTGCTATTTCATTGTCAGGCAGCTTTAATAATGTATCTCTTATATTCTTTGCTTGTTGTTCCATTAAAATACTGTTCCTCCTCTTCTTCCATATGGATCACTAGCATTGTTTTTAACAACACCTTTTCCTTTTTGGTATACTTCATTGTCATAATTATGTTCTTTAAGATTAGATACTTCATATCCATCTAATGCATACCAGATTGCACTAAATGTATGAGGATCTATATTGAATTCATCCTTAATAATTTCTCCATCTTTATCAACTGCATATGTTAAATCCTCTAATTCATCAATTACATCTGTGCATTCTTCAGAACATATAATTTTTTTAAATCTTTTTACTTTCTTTGTATTTTGTAATCTACTTCCTTTAAACTTCTTAGCACCTAACATATTAAATCCTTCTTGCCTATAGAAAGTAATAGTTTTAGGTTCTGCTGAATCAGCTTTAATTCTTTCCTGAGTTTTTTTAAATTCTTCAAGTTCTATAGCGGTTTTATCATCTGTCATTTGATTTTTATAATACTGCCAATATATATATAGAATTTTACTATCATCATCTATTGCTAATCTAACTACAGCATTGTATGAAGTTTCAAATCCAAAGTCCATTCCAACCCTATACAAAAGCTTTTTAGTATTATGCATCATTTCCAATACTTTATAATGTGGTTTCTTTTCAAATTGAGGTAATACCTTTTTACCATTAGTTCCAAATTGCCCTTTTCTTGCAACTCTCCATAGATCTTTATCATGTGTTTTTAAATCATCAAGCTGCAGTATATAAGATTTAGGCAAAAAATAATTATCATCTGCTAATGAATGATGATAATATGTGTTATTTTTAATTACTATTCTCTTTTTATATAAATCTTTATCATCCAATACAAACAATTTCTTTTTCTTATCTATAAAGAAATACTTATAGCACCAATTACTTTTGGATACTGGATTAGTAGTTAATATCATGTGTAACTTTAAAGTTGGGTGTCTTAATCTACCTAATAGCTCCTTAAATCCTTCATATTTAACCTCGGAACATTCCTCAATCCATACAATAGAAACATTATTAATAGACTTTAATTTTGCTGGTTTATCCATACCTTTAAATATAATCTTACTTCCATTAGGAAATCTTATTTGCATAGGAGATGTTTTACATTGTATAGTATCATCAAGTTCCATTTCAGTTATTATTTCTTCAAGTAATGAATAGCATGAATCCCTCATAGTGTCATAAACTTCTCTAACTACTAATGCTGTTCTTTTCTCTTCTAATAACTTAAGTATTAATTTAAATGCTGTATTATATGATTTACTTGATCCATAACCACCAACTAAAAAGTAAAATTTATAATCCCAATTAAATATATAATCTTCAAAGTGCGGATTAATCTCTCTTTCAATATCCATACTTAATCACGCTCTTTTCTTTTGATTACTATATTAATTTGTTCATCCTTATCTTTGCCTTTTATCTTTTCTGTTTCAGCTTGTAGCTTAACATTTTGTAGTTGCTTATTAGCAATATCAAGCTTAATCTTTTCTTCATCAGATAGTAAGTTGCAATGCTTAGTTAAGAAGTCTAAAGCTTTCATCTTATCTGCTAGTTTAAATTTAATACCATCTTTTCCCTCTGCAACTTCATTAATTAATGTTGTATCTACTAAAGAGCTCTCTTTTAAATCTAAATAATTGTATTCTTTAATTTTTTGTTCTCCTGTATTAGGATCTATAACTGGTACATCTCTTCCTTCTTTATCTTTGGTCCATGCTGGCCTGTATTTCTTACCAAACTTCACATAATCACCTATATCTGCAAAAGCAATATCAATGTATTTTTGTATTACACTTCTTTTTAGTGCTTCTTTATTAAACTGTATTGCTGTTAATGAATCTATCTGTTCTTTTACCTTAGTATTTCTTAGTAGATTACTTCCATTGACCATTGCAGTCTCATAAGTACACCTATAAACTTTTTGATATGCCTTAGTTGCATTCATACACTTAGCATATATAACACAAAAGAGCCTCTGCTTGTCCGTTAAATCTTCATTCTCCATGACTTCTTTAACTTCATCTGCAATAGGCTCTTTACTATTTTCTTTATTCTTTTTTATACTTGCACCATTTTTATTTTGTGTGCATACCTTTTTGTTTTTTGTGTGCATACTTTTTTTGTCTTTGCACCACTTATATCTGGTCTTCCATGACTTAACTGTATTAATAGATACATTATATTTTTCTGCTATTTCTTTATACTTCATACCATTTATATAATCTTCTTCTGCTAAATCATAATTCTGTTTATCCATATCTTGCTGCTCTCACCTCACTTCGCTCCTTTGAATACTATTTATCCTTGTCTTTCAAACTCTCTGATATTTCTTTTAATGATTCTGCTATGCTGTTTATATTGTGTGGAATTAATAATATATCCGTTATCTCTACCATGATTAATAAAAACAATATTAAAGCTCCTATCTGTTGCCATATACTCATTTATTTTATCTTCTCCTTTCATTATTTTTAAAACATTCTTCCCATCCCTTATATTGGTCCAATGTTACCTCTACTTTGTTACAACTTTTATATCTATCGCATCCTGAATTATCTTTTTTACATAAACATATTAAATTATTACCTTTCCATCTTGTGTAGCATTTTACTTCCAT